ATCTGTTTCGCGCCGGTTCTCCGACAATGATCCAGTCGGGCGTGTTGCATCTCTGCTGATCGAACGCGCTCTTGATTACGAAATCGAACATTACCCGGACTTCCGGGCGTCTATGCGTAATTCGGTCGAGGATCGGTTCCTTGGCGGACGTGGCGTGGCCTGGGTCCGCTATGATCCGCACATCAAGACGCAGGATATGCCGGAAGACGGCTATCAAGTCACTGAAGACGTAGAAACCCACGAAAATAACCCGGACAACCTTATGTCCGGCATGGAAGCACCGCCCGAGGAAATCGAGTATGAGTGCGCTCCGACTGACTATGTGCATTGGAAGGACTTTGGTCATTCTACGGCGCGTACATGGGAAGAAGTGACCTGCGTTTGGCGCTGGGTCTATATGACTAAGGAAGCCCTTAAGGAGCGCTTTGGTGAAGAACTTGCGCGTAAGATTCCGACCAATGACGCGCCGGACATGCTTACCAAATACACGCAAAAAAGCTCAGCCAATGACCGGGCAAAGATTTGTGAGCTTTGGGACAAGGAAAGCGGCAAAGTTTACTGGATTTGCGAGTCGTGGCCCGAGGTCATTGACGAACGCGACGATCCGCTTGGGCTTGAGGGCTTCTTCCCTTGCGCCAAGCCGCTCTATGCTACGACAACGACCGATTCGCTTGTTCCCATTCCTGACTTTGTCCTTTATCAGGACCAGGCTAACGAACTGGACATTCTTACTGACCGTATTGATGGTCTTGTTAAGGCGCTTCGGGTTCGCGGTCTTTACGATGCGTCTCAGCCAGCACTTCAGCGACTGCTTACTGAAGGCGATAACAACACGCTTATCCCCGTCGATAAATGGATGGCTTTTAGCGAAAAAGGCGGATTGAAGGGCAGCATTGACCTTCTGCCAATTGACAGCATCGCAGCCACCTTGATTCAATGTTACCAAGCCCAGACCCAAATTAAGGGTCAAATCTATGATATTACGGGTATTTCTGACATTATCCGGGGCCAAAGCGTAGCATCCGAAACTGCTACCGCGCAGCAAATCAAAGGCCAATATGCGGGCCTGCGTCTTCGTTCGATGCAAGAAACCGTGGCTATGTTTGCCAGCGAGCTTCTTCGGCTTAAAGCGCAAATCATTTGCACCAAGTTCCAACCGCAAACGATCCTGGCTTATGCGGCTGCTGGGCAAATGAGCCCAGAGGATCAGCAAATGATCCCGCAAGCCTTGCAGCTTATTGCAGAAACACCGCTGCGTGGCTTCCGCATTGAAGTTGCGGCTGACAGCCTTGTTCAACTTGACGAAAATCAAAACAAGCAAGACCGCGTTGAATTTTTGAACGCATTTTCAAACTTCTTGCGTGAGGCTATCCCTGCCGGTCAAGCTACCCCAGAACTCGTGCCTATGCTTATGGGCATGATTAAGTTCGGCGTCGGCGCGTTTAAGCAGGCTAATTCCATTGAAGGAATGATTGATACGGCCTTGCAGCAACTCAGCGAAAAATCAAAACAGATGGCGCAAAACCCGCAGCCAAGCGCCGAAGAAATGAAGATGAAGGCTGAAACCCAGGCGCAACAAGCCAAGCTGCAAGCGGATATGCAAATTGCTCAGATGCAAGCCCAGATGGAAGCCCAGAAGCAACAGCACGACGCACAACTTAAGATGCAAGAGCTTGCAGCCAAAGACCAACTTGAAAAGTGGAAGAACGAGCTTGATTCCGCGACCAAGATTATGGTGGCGCGTATCGGGGCCAACCCTGGTGCTGACATCCCGCTGATCGAAGCGCAAACAGCGGCTGCTGAACATTTGACGGCTGAACTTGGTGACAATGTGCGCCATGCGATGAACCAAATGGCTGAATCCCATAATAACATGGCAAACATGCACGGCGAGGCGATGGACAAACTTCACAATGCCCTACAGACGATAGCCGCGCCCAAGCGCGTTGTTCGCGGCCCCGATGGTCGGGCAGTTGGGGTTGAATTGGCACAATGACCGTTTCGCTTAAGCACAAGTTTGTTTCTGCAATCCCAGACGGCACGGACGCAACCATTGTCCGGCCTTCAAATTGGAATGACGAACATGCCATAACCGGAACAGCCAATAATCTGTTTGGTTTTGACAATACGGGTGCTGCCGCTGAAGTTACGGTAGGTTCCGGGCTTACCTATTCCGCTGGAACGCTTACCGCAACCGGCGGCGGCACAGGTACGGTCACAAATGTTTCCGCTTTAACGCTTGGAACTACCGGAACTGATCTTTCTTCAACCGTGGTTAATAGCACAACTACGCCAGTTATTACTTTAAATGTTCCAACTGCTTCCGAAACTAATCGCGGCGTGTTGTCATCAACGGATTGGACTACTTTTAACAATAAGGGTAACGGCACCGTTACATCCGTAACCGCAACTTCTCCCGTTGTATCTACGGGCGGTACAACCCCAGTAATTAGTATGCCTGCCGCCACAACATCGGTCAGTGGCTATCTTACAAGCACGGATTGGAATACGTTTAACAGCAAAGGTTCTGGTACAGTCACATCTGTAACTGGAACAGCACCTGTTGTTTCAAGCGGGGGAACAACCCCCGCAATTAGCATGGCCGCTGCTACGGCGTCGGTAAACGGCTATTTGACTAGCACGGACTGGACGACATTTAACAACAAAGGCAGCGGTACCGTTACGAGCGTTGCGGCGTTGACGCTTGGTACGACCGGAACTGACGTATCATCAAGCGTTGCTACCGGCACAACAACGCCAGTCATCACGTTGAATTTGCCGACCGCATCGTCAACAAATCGCGGCCTTCTTTCGTCCGCTGATTGGACAACTTTTAATAATAAGGGAAGCGGAACCGTAACATCCGTGACCGGAACCGCTCCGGTTGTGTCTAGCGGCGGTACAACCCCAGCTATCAGCATGGCTGCGGCAACCACATCCGTTAATGGGTATTTGACCAGCGCGGATTGGACAACGTTTAACGGCAAGCAAGCCGCCCTAGTTAGCGGCACCAATATCAAAACCGTTAGCGGTACGTCACTTCTTGGTTCTGGTGACGTTGGTACAATTGGCGTTGCTTATGGTGGTACAGGTCAAACAACCTATACCGATGGTCAGTTGCTAATTGGCAATTCCACTGGTAATACACTTGCAAAGGCGACTTTAACGGCGGGTACTGGCATTACAATTACCAATGGTTCTGGAACAATTACGATTGCTGCATCTTCCAGTGGTGGTGTTACTCAAGCTAAAGCTACCGCCCTATCTTTGATTTTTGGCGTGTAAGGAAACGATATGGCCGCTCCTAACATTTTGGCTCTTACTACGACTACAGGTAAGACGACTTATTACACCCCTTCCGGCACAACCGCTGTTGTTCTTTTGCCTAATGCCGCTGCAAGTGGGCAGGTGTTTAAAATTAACCAAATTGTTGCCACAAACGTCAATGGCACAAATGCTGTTAATACGACGGTGTCTGTTTACACAAATGGCGCGGTTGCCCAAGGGTCTGCGCCATCGGGTGGTACGGCTTATCCCATAGCATCAACAATTTCAGTTCCAGCTAATGCGGCGCTAATTGTGTCGGATGCGACTACGCGACTGTATCTGGAAGAAGGCACTTCAATTACGGTTACATCTGGTACCGCAAGCGGTATCACATACTCAATTTCCTACGAAATTATGTCGTAAGGATAAAAAATGTCTCGTAGATATGTAGGCGGCATAAAATCTGCGACGCCACCAACAGTTTCAACAAGCTCCGCTCCTGGCATTTGGACGCTTTCAGAGGCTTTGCAATACATAAAAGCACAAACTTGGCCGGGACCTAATGTTGTAAATTATTTGGTTGTTGCCGGTGGCGGTGGCGGAGCCGGAATTTATAGCACTGCTGGCGGCGGCGGCGGTGGTGGTGGCGTGTTGGTAGATAAATTGTTTACTAATATACAATCTTACACTGTAACGGTTGGTGGTGGAGGGTCTGGCGGATCTAATAATAATGGAACTCAAGGAACGGATAGCGTACTTGGTTCAATTACAGCTACCGGAGGAGGATTTGGTAGCAACGGAACCGCAGGGTCTGGTGGGTCTGGAGGTGGTGGATTTACAGGTGGTACCGGAACTGTTGGTCAGGGTAAAAACGGCGGCGGCGGCGGCGGCGGCGGTACATACGGGCGCGGCGGCGGCGGTGGTGCAACTGTTGTAGGTGCAACCGCGCCTACAGGCGATGTTTATTCTGGCAATGGTGGTACCGGGTATACGTCATCTATTTCTGGGTCTTCTGCGGTATATGGCAACGGCGGCGGCGGAAGCTGGTGGGGTGATGGTACTTTTGCAGGAAGCGGGGACTCAAGTGGTGCCGGGCAGGGTGGGACTGATACGGGTACTTCTGGCGGAACCAATCGAGGCGGCGGCGGAGGGGGTAGTTTTATTTCTACCGGCGCTCCTGGAGGGTCAGGTGTAGTTATTATTTCTTATCCAACAGGCGCTATTACTGCTACCGGGGGAACCATAACAACATCAGGTGGAAATACTATTCACACATTTACAACTTCTGGCACTTTCCAAAGGACTGCCTAATGGCACATTTTGCACAATTGGACGAAAACAACATCGTACTCCAGGTTATTGTCGTTTCAAACGACGATGCGCCTACTGAAGCGGCTGGCATAAT